AGCTCGTGCTCGAGCACGACGGCGGCCTTCAGCTTGTCGCGGTTCCAGTGCCGCACGCGCACCGGCAGGTCGGGGCGGTCGTAGGTGTTGATGATCGACCGCACGTCGGCTGTCCAGTCGTAGCCCTTCAGGCCCAGCGTCGACTTCATGAAGTCGTCGGACTGCGGGCACAGCAGCGTGTCCGGGCCGAGCGGGTCGCGCCAGGCTTTGATCGGGACGCCGAGCCTGTCGAAGCGCTCGCCGGTACTGGACCTGCCGCGGGGGTCGACCTGCAACGCGTTCTTCGTGACGCGGAAGTAGATGCCGCGGTGCTTGTCGAAGTAGGAGTTGTCCAAATAAAAGAACGGTTCTTGTCCGGCTGCGGCCTTTGCTTTGGCCTTCTGGAAGGCCGACATCACACCTTCGGTGCCAAAGAAGACCGAGCCCTTGGCGCTCTTCGGCGCTCCTGCAGCAAACGCGTTGCAAATCAGTTTCGACTTGGCTTTCCCCGGCACGGGCCATAGCGTTAAGCCCATTTCACGGACTCCAAGTTGTCGAGGATGCGCGCGAACGGTTCGCCCGTCGCGATCTCCTCGTGATGCCATTGCCCGTGCGCGGCGAAGTTCAACTTGGCCTCCCGAGTCTGGTGACCAAGGCCGCAGATCCAGTGCGGCGCGTGGTGCTGCACAGGGATGCCTTCGACCAGTGCGCGCACGCCCATCGCGCTCGACCAGATGTGCAACAGGCTGGCGCCCTTGAGCGCGGCCAGATCCTTCTCCAGCTTGCCCTTGTCGCCGGGGTGCGGGGCCAACCGGACCTGCAGCCCGTTGGCCTTCAGCTTCGCCGCAAACTTCTCGGCCCACCCGGGCGGGCTGGCCATCAGCGCCGAGCCGATGCCGCGCTGGGCGCGGACCACGATCGGGCCGTCGCGCAGCACCATCGGCTTGATCTCAAAGCCCAGCTTCGCGAACCGGTTCTCGATGCCCAAGGGGAACCAGCCCGAGCCGTTGTGGCCGTGCACGCTGATGGCGTAGTAAGTCTTGTCGACCGCCTGCAGGTAGCCGTTCTCCATCACGATGACGGTGCCGCCCTGCCGCTCCCAGTTGTCGGCCCACTGCTCCTCGAGGCCGCGCTTCTTGTTCCAGAGCACGAGCAGCGACTCGCGGCCCTTGGGGGCCTTGTCGGCGGTCAGCGTGTAGCCGAGGCGCTGCAGGCCTTGCTCGATCGCCGCGCGCCGGTAGTACGGCTCCTTGCGGACTTGGATGTTGGCGACTCTCACTTCGCGAGCTCCTGCTCCAGATCGCCCATCGGGAAACACTGCAGCGCCGACTTGGGCGTGCAGTTGATGACCTCGCACTGCGCGGCCTTGAGATCCTCGGCCAGCTTGCGGAACTTGTGGATCCACTCACCGAACTGCTGCTTCTGCACGCACGGCGCCGGGTGGTCCGGGTGCCAGTGCTTCTTGCCGCCGATCTCGCGCATGTCGTAGCCGATCAGCAGGATGCGGCGCGCGCCGAAGAGGTACGCCAGGTTGATCGCACCGTGGCCGGAGTTGCCCCCGACGTGCAGCGTGTTGACGCGGCCCAGCCCGTCTCGAGCAGCGTGCCGCACGTACTTGAAGTGGAACTGCTCGGCTGCCGCGCGATCCTGCGTCCACACGCGGCCATTGAAGGCCGGCATGAACTCGGCCTTGTGGCACTTGAGCCAGAGGTAGTCGCAGGCATACAGCGCGTCAGCTTCGAGGAGCAAGCGGAACGTGGTGTTGATGGCGACGATCTTGACCTTCGACGTCACGGCCGCGAAGCACTGCTCGGGGGTGAGGCTGGGCCCGCTGGCAGCGATCACACAGGTGTGACCGCGCCAGTCGGGCAACGGGCTGGTGTTCACTTCCGGTAGCGCTGCACGTCGTCCCACGAGCCTGCGTACGTCATCTCGGGACCGCGTCGCACAGCAACCGCCGACATGTCGCCTCCCGGCTTGCCGAGATCCACGCCGACGTGCACCGGCTTCTTCAGCGTCAGCCGCGCTTCGAACACCTTCCGCTCCCAATCCTCGACCTTGCTCAGCGCGGCGCGCTTGTAGAAGTCCTTGATCTCGGCCGAGGTCGGGTAGGTGTCCACTTTGAGCGTCTGCTTGTTCGCGTTCAGCACCATGTCGTTGATGCCGCACTGCCGCTGAACCTGCTCGTCGTACTCCTGCATCAGATCGTAGAGCGACTTACCCCACGAACCCCAGTCGCCGGTCACAGCGTCGCGCCGATCCGCCGCCTCGCCGAGCATCGTCTTCAGGTCGTACTCGCGCGGGAAGTCGGCCATCATGCCGGCCGGCGTGTGGTCGAACTCTTCGAACGCAGTGATCTGCTGGCCGTCCTCCATGGACTTGACCACGTGGCTTTCCAGGTCTCGGTGCACACGCGACGGCGTACCCAGCGGATAGCGCCTGCGCAGCGTGACGAAGTGCGTCGGTTCGTTCTCGACGTCCGGGATGAACTGGGCGCAGCCCAACAGATGATCACGCATTGCAGACTCCCTTCTTGGTTGCCTTGGCCGCGGTCCTCTTGACCGACGGCTTCAGCGGGCAGATGACGGGTTCGGCCGTCACACCGTCATTCAGGCGCAGCACCACGGGCGCCGGCGTCTGGGCCTTGACCACGGCCAGCACCTTGTCGAGACACTCCATCTCCGTGCGCGTGGAACTGCGCGCGTAGCTGAACATGTTCCACAGGATACCGAACGACACGCTGTCGCCCTGCGGGCACAGCCCGGCGGGCAGCGGGGCCGCGGCGACCGGCGCCGGCATCACGTAGAAGTTGCCGTCGGCCTTGTAGTCGATGCCGCCGTTGGTGGCCGCCGCGCCGGACACCGAGCCTGCCGCCGCAGCGGCCTGCGCCGTCGCGCTGACGGGCACGGCTGCCGGGGGCGTGGCAGGCGGCTGGGCAGGCGGCTTGCCCGTGGCGAAGGCCGAGGTGGTGCAGACAGCGAACAGGGCGGCGGTGAGGAGTTTCATTTCAGTTCCTTGGAGGGTTCGGTCAGTGTAGCAGATGCTGTCGCTTGCGCAAGCGCTTGGCGCCAGGCCAAGAGCAGTGTCTTGTTGTCCGCTTCCAACTCCACAATGCGCGCGGTTTGCTCCTCGGCCAGCTTGGCGAGGTTCTCTTTGGACCACGAGTGAAAGTCAGCCATGTTCGTTCAGAATAGTTGGAGCAAACGCACCGAAGAAAAAGGCTTCAGCTTGCTTACGGGCTTCGGCGGCTCCCGCGAGGTCTTGGTACAGCCCAAGATGCACTTTCTTGCCGCAGAACTTGATCTGCGCGGACCATTTATCTGCACCTGCGTGCCACCAAACCCCAAGCACGCCGCTCGTGTTGTTGCGGCCGAGTCGATGCCGCCGCATCACGTTCTCTTGGTTTGTCGCGATCCGCAAGTGTTGAGGCGCGTTCGTCTTGGTCGGACAAGCGTGGTCGACCGTAAAGCCTGCGGGATCGCGGCCGGTTGAAAGGGCGAAAGCAACGCGGTGTTCGTAGTACCGAGTCTTGTCCACGATCACAACGCGGTAGCCCAAACCGCGTTCCGCGCCGGCTCGCTTTCCGGCGTGCTTCTTGTTCCACGTCATTGCGTACTTCGGGGCGGAAAAGTCACTTGCCGGGCGAGAGCGCCAATAGAGATGACCGGTCAGCACGTCAAGGCGAAGGCGCCGCTTCAGGTACTTGATCGGCGGGAGCGGACGATGCTCGTTCGTTTTCATGGTACCTCTTGAGTGCGTCTAGCAGAACCTCTTGCACTTCGCGCTTGTTTTGCAAGCGGTCTAGCATCATCTCGTCAACGGTATCGCGGGCAAGAATGTAGTGCACGAACACTGGGCGGTCGTAGCCTGACTGCTTCTGCCGCACCGGGCCGATGCGTTCAACGATCTGCATGTGTTCTTCAAGGTTCCAGTTTAACGCAAAGAAGGCCAAAATGTTGCCTCCGTGCTGAAGACTGAGACCGTGCCCTGCAGATGCGGGGTGCGCAAACAGGACCGGCACTTTGCCGGCGTTCCAGTCTTCGATCGTCTTTGGGTTAGCGTCTAGCGCGCGGCCTTGTGGAAAGCGGCTCAACAGCCGGGCAAGGTCTGACTTGAAGTTGTACGCCACAAGAACAGGAACGCCAGCGGCCTCTTCAATGATGGAGTCAAGCGCATCCAGTTTTTCGTCGTGGAGCACTTCCCACTTAGTGTTGCTGCCCTCAAGGTACGGCGCACCTCCGGCGATCTGGGCGCATTTGATCGTCTTAGCCGCCGCGCCAAACGCTTCGATCTCGTGCTCGCCCAGCCGCGTGAACATTTCGCGCTCCATGTCACGATAGTGCTTGCGGGCCTTCGGCGGCATGTCGACGTAGACCCGGTTGACGATCGGCTCCGCTATGTCAAACCAGTCGGAAACTTTCAACGTAAAGCACACGTCGGCGATCTTGTCGTGGATCTCTTGCTGCGCAAACGGAAACGCCACGCGCTTGACGAACGCCTTGTTCGCAGTGTGCGCTTGGACGTTGCGCTGAAAGCCAAACCACCGGTCTTGGAAATCGGAGAACGTGCGACCGAGGCGAAAGCCTTGATCTATGAACCACAGGATCGCCCAAAGGTCTTGCAGGCCGTTGGCTGCGGGGGTGCCGGTCAAAAGGACGAACCGCTTCACCTTTGAGTGAATGACTTTCGCCAAGGCGCGAGCACGCTTTGTACCTTGGCGAAGGCGAAAGCCCTTGAGCCGCATCCCTTCATCGGCCACGACAACGTCAAAGAACCACGCGTCCCCCAGCGTTTCAACCAGCCATACGAGGTTGTCGTAGTTGATGCAATAGATGTCGGCGTCTTGCCCTAGTGCCGCAGTTCGGTCTTGAGGACTGCCAAGAACAACCGAAACCCGCAAGTGCGCAAAGTTTGCCCACTGCTTGACCTCGCCCGGCCAAGTGGACAGTGCAACTCTTTTCGGAGCGACGATCAGGACTTTGCGTGCCATACCGGCAAGCAGCCACGTGTCTATCAACCACAGGAGCACTGACGATTTCCCGAACCCCATGGGGACAAACAACGCGCACCGTTTGACACGCATGGCGAAGTCGTACATGAGCGGCTGGTAAGGCCGCGGTGCCCACCAGGTGCTCACAACGGCGGCAACCACTCGTCCAACTGCGTTTCGGTCGAGATCACGAACACGACGCAACCCGCGGCCCGCATGCGCTCGTGCTCTCGGGCCTGCGCCTCAGTAGGGCCTTTCTTCGGGGCCTTGGTCTCGACGAAAGGGTGCAGATCTTGGTACCAACCCTTTTCCTGGTTGCTGAACCGCGACCCCTCAGGAAACAGACACAGCACGTCCGGCGCGTTCCGTCGGCCCAGCCAACTGACAGCGCGGATCTCGCCGCCGTAGGCCTGGACTCGTGCCTTGAGTTTCTTGCGCAGATCGCCTTCAGCTGCCATTCCAGATGCCTCTCGGTTTCTCGAGGATCGACCGCAGCGAGTTGTCCACGCGGTCGATCAGTTCAAAGTGGTCGGGGTTCACGCACAGCGGATTGCCGCATAGGTGCTCGACGGTCTCGTGCTCGGGGTCCAGCGTGCGGCCTTCGGTCACCTCGGCCATGGCGCGGTGCGCGCGCAGCGACACGTGCCTCCCTTCGATGCGCACGTTGACCTTGCCGTAGGGCCAGCGCTTGCCGTCGGTCTTGCCTGTCCACAACCAGCAGCCGCACTCGTTCTGGTCGTCGGGCTTCTCGCTGTTCGCGACCAGTCTCTCGTACATGGAGGCGTAGATCTTAGCCATTGCGGTCCACCCATGCGTAGACCTGCGCAGCTTTGCCGCCCAGCCTCGGGGGCCGAGGCCTCACGCCGTGGGGCTTGACCAGGCCCTCCTCGACCAGTGCCGCGACCACGCGGGTGACGTCGTCGGTCCTCGAGCCCGTGATGTCGGCTATCTCGGGGACGGTGCGAGGTGCGCGCCACAGCAGGCCTGCGACATCGGCGAACCGTCGGATGTGCGCACCGCTGGAATACTTCGTCTCCACCTTCACGATCGCCCCCTTGATTGTTCTTCCTTCAACTTGTTCTCCAGGCTTTCGACGTAGGCCCGGAGCGACTTGTTGTCGGCCAAGAGTTCCCGGCAGCGTGCCGATAGCCAAAGGCACTCGTCACGCGCCTCGGTTTTCGCCTTGTTGAAGGCTTCCTTGACTTTGTGGGCCGTTGCATTGATGCGGTACTCCGTGGTGGAGTCGTACATGTTGTTCATTCAGGCACCACGTCGAAGTCGTCAGGGATCACGCACACGTGCTTGCGGCTGTTGGACGCGTTGAACAGCGCGCGGGTCTTGCTGCCGTCCTGGCTGTAGTGGTCGCCCCAGTACACCGCGGCTTTGCAGTCACGGCACGTGATGAAGTCCTGTTCCTCGTCATCGCGTTCGAAGATCTGCTTGGCCGGGTTGAAGTGTCTGCTCATGTCATTCCTTCTTGTAGCGGTCAGTCTCAAAGCCCGCCGCGGCGAGCGGCAGTCCCTCGTTCCATCTGAGATTGGAGCACATGATACACGCCAGCTTCTCGGCTGTGTACTCCTCGCTGTCGGGCACTTCCGTGACGAACTCGTCGTGCACGTCGAGCACCACCGCGTAGCCTGCGTCCTCGACCAGCGGCAGGCATTCGAACAACTGGTCGCACGCGACTGCCTGCGTCCAGTTCTCGAACAACTTGCCGCCGTAGGTGTAGACCTTGCCCCACTGCCGGTTGTACGGGTTGTGGCCGGTGTAGTAGATCTTGCCGTCCTCGGTGATGCCGGGGTTCGGGTAGCACAGCGCGCGGCCGCTGGGCAGTGCACACCGCAGCCAGGCGCCGTCGCGGCGCACCTTGACCTTGCGGCACTGGAAGGTGACGCTGGGGTTGCGGATGGCCTCGCGCACCGTCTCCTCGATCTCCTTCCAGTAGGACGAGATCGCGGGGTGGGCCGCGCGCCACAAGCGCTTGATGGCGTCGCACGCGATGAAGGTCTTCTCGCTCAGGCCGTAGCGGGCTTTCAGCTTGGCGGCTTCGATCTTGTCGCGGAGATCGGCGGCCTCCTGGTCGTTCTCCGTGGCGATCAGCTTCGCAGTCAGTTTCTTGGTGCTGTTGTCGTACAGCCACTGCAGGAACTTGGCGGCCTCCTCCTTCGCCCAGTCGGCCAGCACCGGCCACACCTGCTCGGTCATCTTGTTCAGGTCGATGCCGTAGGTGGCCGCTCCGGTGAGCCACGCGCCGACGCCCCCGCCGTACTGGAACATGAGTTCCTCGACCTTGCCGATCTGGCGCTCGCTGCTGCCAACCAGTGCGGCGTCCAAAATGTTGAACGACGCCATGTAGGCTTTGATGTAGAGGTCGAGCCCCTTGCGCTTCGGTTTGTCCTTCTTGTCCAGCAAGGGCTTGCCGTCGTCACCGATCAGAATCGTGTCGTAGTCGCGGAACGCGTCCAGCTTCCACGCCTCGCCGGCCAACCACGCGGCCACGCGGCCTTCGATGTTGGACAGGTCGGACACCACGATCTTCTTGCCTTCGGCCGCCACGATCGCGCCGCGGATCGTGTTCGACATGGCCGACATGACGCTGGGGAAGACCATCTCCAGGCCCTCGAGGTCGTCGGCCTTGAGCCGGTCGATGGCGTACTCGACGAGCTCGTGGCTGAGCGTGGGCCGAGGCAGGTTGCCAGGCTGGAACATGCGGTGCGCCTCGCGGCCGGTGCGCCCGGCGCCGCGGAACTGCATGGTGCCGCGCAGACGGCCGTCGCTGCTGACACCCTTGAGCAGCGTCTTGAACTTCGACACCGAGTTCATGGAGGCCTGCAGCCGGATCCGCAGCAGGTCCTTGATGAACTCGGGCAGGTCCGGGTCGTCCACGCGCCGCTCAAGGGTGTCGGCTTTCATGTCGGGCAGGTCGACACCGTACTCGGCCAGCAGCGGCACCAGGAACTCCATGAAGGCGTCACGCTGGGTGGCTGAGTTGACTTCGCCCTCGGTGGCCGTGTGCACCTCCTCAGCCAGTTTGGCCTGCACGCGCGTGGACATGCGCACGGCAGCCTGGGCCAACTCGACGTCGACCGCGAATCCGCGGTAGTTGACCACCAGATCGCGGTGCCACAGTTCGATCTGCTTGCCCTTGTAGTTCCACGAGGGCATGAGCCGACGCGCCTCGCGCATCGTGGTGATGTCGCCGCCGGCGTATTCGATGAACTCCTGCCACTCGGTCGGGTGCGTGTCCTTGGTGGCACGGCTGCCGTCGGGCCGCGGCTTGCAGAACAGTTGGACCAGCGCCTTGCCGCGCTTGAGCTTGCGCTTGTCTTCGTGCAGGTTCAGCACCTCACCCAGCTTGTCGAGCGAGCCTGGCAGGCTGTGCGCGAAGGCCTGTACCATGGTGTCACGCCAGCGCGTCATCGCGATGCGGTCGAGCACCGCCGGCAGCGCGTTGCGCAGCACCACGAAGTCGAACATGCCGCCGTTCTGGAACCAGACCAGCATCTCCGGGTCGTCGATGATCTCGCTGAGTTCGTGGGGCAGCACGCCCTCAAGCAGCGGCCGGCTGACCCAGCACTCGGCCAGATCGTCAATCCAGTGCAGGCTGCTGTTGACCAGATCCCACACGTAGATCGTGCCGTCCTCCACGCAGAAGGCCCAGAGCATCACCTCGGCGGCCTCGGCGTAGATGTGCGTGCCGTTCTTCAGCGGTGTCGGGCTGTACGTCTCAAGATCGTGGAAGGTGTCAGGCATTTTGGTGGCGGGCAGTTTTGCGACATGCCCAGGTCGTCACCATCACAGGGAGCGCGCCTACCGACTTCTACCGACCAGACCCGTTGTAAAGGGATCTTGGATGCAGCCCGGGTTGCGAGGCCGGGGTCTCTATCTGTCAGCGGTCGCGACGATCTTCAGCGCACTGTGCGAGGGGGTGATCTTCACGTCAGGTCTTCAGCCTGAGCGCCGTCGGCGATCTCGCCGAAGTCGTCGGCGTTCGGGGCTGCGCCGCCACCGAAGGCGTCACCGTCGCGCACGCGCTGGATGCCCAGCAGCGTGGCGCGCAGGCCCTTGCCGGCCTTGTTATCCTGCGCCCAGATCTCGACCTGCATGTTGACGAAGCAGCCCGAGTAGACGCGGCCGGCCTTGCCCTCGTAGATCTCGTTGTTGGCCTTGTAGATCGGCGACTTGTCGTTGTCGAAGACGATCGGCCGGCCCTTGTCCTCGGGGCGGTGCGCGGTGAGCGCCCAGTGGCCCTGGTAGCCGTCGTACTCCTTGCGCTTGCCGTCGATCCAGCAGCAGCCCTTGGGGTCCACGATGATGTTCTCGTAGTGGGTCTCCCACTTCTTCTCCCACTGCGCGAGCGCAGCGTCCTTGAGGGCTTTGTCGATCTGCGCCTTGTAGGGGCTGTTGGCAGGGACCAGGGCCGTTGCCGACCAGCGTCGCTTGTCGGTGTCCTTGGTCTTCTGGCCGCCGAAATACTCGGGGTCGCCGAGCGTGAGAAAGCTGCAACGCACGTCGTTCAGCATCAGCTTGATACCCATGGGGATTGTCCTTTCAGTGGGTGGTGGGAGAAATCAGAAAGTGGAGGGTTGAGCGATGCCGCGGATCACGGCCATGAAGCCCTGTTGCAGTTGCGTCGCGCCGATGCTGACCCACCGCTGGTCGATGCTGGGCACGCCGGCGTCACCGATCATCGGGCGGCCGGTGTGGTCGAAGGCGGCCGGGTGCGTGCGCAGCTTCGCGATGTACGCGCCGACCTGCTCGGCGAGCGCCTTGCCATCGTTCATCAGCGCCGCCTCGGCGTCGCTGAGTTGACGGTAGCCGGTGATCTTGGGCTGGGTGAAGGTTTCCATCGTGTTCTCCTAGACGAGATCGCAGCCGTCATCGACTGCGGTGAAATCCGAAGCGTCCGGCTTCGTCGGCTTGTAGGGCTTGGTGATCGCGTTCGCCGGCTTGACCGACGGCTTGGGGTCGCTGCGCACGACGAGGGCCTTGAGCGATGTCCACTGGCGCGGTCCGATCAGCGGCTTCTCGGTGCTGCCCTTGGGCACCTTGGTCATCTCCTCCAGCTGGGTCGGGGACTTCAGCTTGAGGTTGTAGACGTCCTCGGTGGACAGGCGCATCTTCTTGCGCAGCAGTTCCTCGATCTCCTCGCGGTCCTTCCATTTGCGCGGGCCCTGCCGGCCGAGTTCCAGACCGAAACCAGGCACCTCCTGGTCGAGCAGCAGGCGGCGCTCGACCTCGGCGCGCACCGACTTGCACCAGTCCTCGATGAAGCCCGTGGCCTTCATCTGGACGGACAGGTCGACGGGCTTCGTGTCGTGGTCGACCGGAAAGACGCCCTCCTGCTCGGCGATGACGGCGAACTCCTCGCCGACGACCTTCTGCACCTGGCGCGCGGCCGCCGGGCACGTGGCCATGGCGCGGCAGAACGCGCAATCCTGCTCGTTGGGGTTCGGGTGCAGGAACGTGCGCTCCCACTCGGCCTGATCGATCTTGCCGTGCGACTCCTCGGCCACGCGCACGCTGGCGGCCTTGGAGCGGGCCAGCGTGGCGAACTTCTCCAGGTCCTCGAGGCTGCAGGTCCACTCGCGCATGCCGCCGGCGTACACCTTCGGTTGATAGATGCCGAGCCGAATGGTCTTGATACCGCGCGCTCGAGCGGCTTCGAAAATGGCGTTCATACGAGATCGCACTCCTCTTCGTCCTTGGGTGCCGCGCCGACCGGCACCTGATCGCCGTCGGCGAGCATGGCCAGCACGCCCAGCGCGTAGAGCATCAGCTGGCTGTTCTCCTCGACCACCACCGGCGTGTAGCCGGTCTTCAGGTCGATCAGCACGAGCTCGCCGGCGCGGTCGTCCACGATGATCGCGTCGGCCGTGCCGAACGAGTCGGGCAGCTGCACGAACTCGCTGAAGTCCACGCGCTTCTCGATGTGCACCTCGTTGCCGATGCCGATCACGCGCACGGTGTCGACGTAGCCTTGCACGAGTTCGGCCATCTCGTCCGTGAACTCGACGAAGCGTTCCGGCTCGCCCTCGTGGTGCACGGGGATCTCCATGCCGATGTACTTGGTGGCCTGGTAGTGCATCGTGAGACACCGGGCCGCGATGTCGTGCATCGCAGTGCCGTCGTCGCTGTATGTGTTCGACTTGTTCGGGATCGGCGCCTCGAGCGCGAGACTGCCGGGGCAAGCGAACCAGCGCTTGCTGCCGCTGGGTGAGAGTTTGGCGTGGGCTGTCACTTGTCGAGTTCCTTCATTCCGCTGCTGCTACGACCCAGAAGCCACCGTAGTAGCCGTTGTGCTCGTTGTGGCTTGCCATCGTGAACACACCGCGGTCAGTCTGCACTTCCAGGAATTGCACCTCGTGGTATTCCCCTTCGGTCTCAATGCCCGGCGCTTCTTTGAGTTCGGCGCCAAGCAACTTCGCGCCCACGAAGTCGGCCAAGTTGTCGTCGGTTCGCATGTAGCGAAGCTCGCAACAGCTTTGACCTTCGTCGCTCAACTTCATCTTCGTGCCGTCGTCGAATTCGAAATGCAGTGCATCATCATCATCGCCGAGCCGCAGCGCGGAAATAGTCTTACCCACTGCGCCGGTAAACGCGGTCACCGAATCGGCGTTACCTCCAAGCATTCCGAGCATCACACCCATTCCAACTAGCTCCATCTCACTTCCCTTCAGCACGCGCGCACGCCAGCCAGTAGGCGCGGCACACGCGGTGCGGTGCGTAGGTGCCGCGGTGGTGCGCGGCGGTGAACCGCCACCCGGCCGCCAGGATGGCAGTCGAGATGGCAGTCAGCTTCACGACAGGTCGGCCGCCGGTGCCAGCAGCGCGTCGATCTTCTCGCCGAAGGCCGCGTACTGCTCGGGCTTCAGTTCGCTGCCCTTCTTGGCGCCGAACCAGGCCAGCAGCGCGACGACGCCGTCACGGTCCTTCTTGACGCACGCCGCGATCTTCTCGGGCAGGCCGGTCTTCTCGTACGGGACAGCGGTCTGGGCGGTGGCCGCAGAAGGCTCGGTAGCGGCAGCCGGCGCCGGTGCGGGGGCAGCGACCTCCTTCTTGGCCGTCTTCTCGGCCGCAGGCTTGGGGTCCGGCTTGGCCGGCGCGGCGGCCGGGGTGCTGGCCTTGCCAGCGAGGAATGCGGTGGCTTCGTCGATGTTGGCGAAGGTCAGTTCGATCTTGACGGTCATGATCACCTTTCAGTGGTGGGTTGGGGAAAGAGGGCGGCCAACTTGGCCTGGTGGTACCGCAGATCTTGGATCACAGCGTCGAGCCAGCACTCCACTGCGTACGTTTCTTCGGCGCCCAGGTCGTTTGCGTCGAGTTCACGCGCGATGTGCGCCAAGACGAACTGAAGTCGACGCACGCGCCACTCGTGGTACCAGCGGTAGAGTCTGCGGTGAATTGCAAGCAGCATGTTTGTCTCGCTCTGTTGGGGGTAAATGTAGCACATGCTCCAACAGGTCGTCAAGCACTATTTGCAGAAAAAGACGCCCACGTCTTAGGTGGGCGTTGCCGGCAACTGCTCAGGCTGGCGAAAGCGGTGGGGAGAGGAGACAAGCTAGGGAGGGAATCCCACCGCGGGCTTGAGTCTACATGGAACACCTGCTACAGTGCAAGCATGAACCTCATCGACTTCACCCCCACACAACTCAAGCGCCTGGCTGCGCTGGCGGGCACCACCTACGGCACGCTGCGGCACGTCGCAGCCGGGCGCCGCGGGATGAGCTCCGAGGCCGCGATCCGCGTCGAGCGGGCCGCCAAGCGCATGGGCAAGGACGTGCGCCGCGAGACCCTGAACGCAGGCTGCGAGTCGTGCGAGTTCGCCAAGGCCTGCAGGAGAGCGAAATGAGCGACATCCGAAAGGCGCTGGAGGCGCTGGAATCTGTACTCTGCGACCCGGAAGGGAAGGCCGGCATTCACGGCTCAGACGCCGACATGAAGATCATCGACGATGCGCTGGATCAACTGCGTGCAGACCTCGCACAGCCGCAGGCAGCACAGCCCGAGGCGAACGAAGAGATTCAAGAACTCCGCGCCCAGGTTGAGGCATGGCGGAAGCAGTGCGACACGCTCACGAATCAGGTGATCTGCTGCGGAGTTGCTGCGGCCAATCCAGATGCAACGCTGACCACTCGCGGTGCCTACGCTGGAAAATGGAATAGCCCACAAGCCGAAGCTGTGCGCAAGCTGCGTGCGGAGCGTGATGCTTTGCTCGCCAACCAACCCATCGCGCCCACGACGCAGGCCAATGTTGGATTGGGCAACTCTCGCCCGAAACGATTTCTCGGAGGGAGAGTTATCGGAGGATGCTCTTTGCACGATACCGAGAAGCCGGAACTTTGCCAAAAGCACCTGCGAAGCTGCCCCGAGCCGCGCACAGTGGACTGCTGTGGAGTGGTGGAAGAGCGCGACATTGTGGAGTGCTCACGCTGTGGCAAGCAGTGGTCCGTTCCATGCAACTTTGACCAGGACTATTCATGATCTACGTATGGTTGGTTGAGGAATTCAGCCCGGACGGCAGCAGCACTGGACGCTACATGCTGGACAGGGGTTCTCTGGCCATCACCTACGACGTGTACGCGGCGCGCCGGCTGCGACGGGAGATGTCTGCTGCCTTCAGCGCGCTGGACATGGAGGAAAAGCATGGCGGCGACTGGAGACCCGTGGAGCATGGGTTCTTGCATTCACCAGAGCCCGCGCCACAGGCCGAGCCCGCCGCAGTGGGGGAGCTTCCTCCGCTGACGGATGAGCAGATCGCGTTCTGCATCTTTGAAGCCCGCATGGAAGCTGGAACTTTCAAGCGTGATGGAACCATGTCATTCCGAATTGCCCGCGCCGTCGAGCGTGAAGTCCGAGCCGCCATCGCATCAGCACCGCATGCGCGGGAGCCGCTGAACTTTGACCGGCTGCAAAGCGTGATGGCTGCGCACTTCGGCGGGCGCGAGTTGACGGACGACGAGGCAGACAGCGCCGAGGCATTCGCCCGCGCCATCGAGCGCGCCCACGGCATCGGAGACAACACGCCATGATCGAAGTCACCATCCCCGCCACCGTGCTCGGTGGTTTCCCCAACGACATCCACGTCGGCATGGTCGTGCTCGAGCGGCTGCGCGCAGCTGGTGTGCCGGCGCGCGGCGATCTGTGGCCGCTGGGCGTGAGCGAGGGCCGCCTGTCGTCGGAGTTCGACTCGCTGACCGAGGATCTGGTGTACCGGTGGGAGCCTGCGTAAGCAGCACTTGCTACACGCGCCGGGAGGCGCTATGCTGGCACCCCTGCCGCCAAGCATCATACAACCTCGAGACCACTGGTGATGGGCCGGACGCCGTAAGGCGACGGCTTGGCGGCCTTGCCGGCCCATCGCCAGTGGTCTTTTTGCTTTTCAAGGCGCGCATGACGGCCTACTACAACGAGATCGACCCCTATGCCTGCGACTGGCTCGAGAACCTCATCTGGTGCGGACTCATCGCCGACGGAGTCGTCGACCGTCGCAGCATCCTGGATGTCCACCCCTCCGACCTGGCTGGCTTCACTCAGTGCCACTTCTTCGCTGGAATCGGAATCTGGTCGCACGCACTTCGCCGAGCAGGTTGGCCAGATGATCGGCCGGTATGGACTGGCTCATGTCCTTGCCAGCCTTTCTCCGCGGCAGGCAAAGGCGGCGGGTTTGATGATGAGCGACATCTCTGGCCCGCTTGGCACCACCTCATCGACCAGTGCCGCCCTCCAGTCGTGCTTGGCGAACAGGTTGCGAGCAAAGACGGACTCGGTTGGCTCGACCTTGTTCTCGCTGACTTGGAAGTTTCGGACTACGCCGTTGGGGCGGCAGATCTCTGCGCTGCGGGCCTCGGCGCCCCGCACATCCGGCAGCGGCTTTGGTTCGTGGCCCACAGCGACGACGCGCGACTGGAAGGATGGGCACGAGCAGGCGGTGCCGATCAACGCGTTGCTGGGCCGCGTGGCGTGGTTGGCGGGGTGGCCGACGACGACGACGCAGGACTCAGCCGGTTCGCGGTCCTACGGCTACAAGGGCCACGCCTACATGACGCTGACGGACGCAGCGTTCTCGGCGGATTCTGGGCCGGCGTTGACTGGATCCCCTGTCGCGACGGCAAGTGGCGGCCAGTTGAACCCGGCACATTCCCGCTGGCTCATGGGGCTACCTCCCGCGTGGGACGACTGCGCGCCTACGGCAACGCGATCGTCGCGCCGGTCGCCCAAACGTGGATCGAAGCAGTGATGGAGTGCATGCCCTGAACAAGTCCAAAACGCGCCGGCCTCAAGCATGAGTGATGTCACCAACCCCCTGATCGCGGCGCTGCAGCCGCTGGTGCGCCGGGTGCGCACCGATGTGACAGCCATCAAGCGCTCCGACGGCTCACGCTGGCGTGACCGTGAGCCGCTGACCACCGAGCGCCTGGCCGCTCACCTCAACGGCGGCCCGGCGCGCGGCGTGTGCCCGATCAAGGCCGGGGAGTCGGTGACGATGGTCGGCCTGCTGGACTTCGACAGCCACAAGGGCGAGGTGTCGTGGGCCGAGATGTCGGCCGTGGTCGGTGCCGTGGTGGACACGCTCGAGATGGCGTGGGGCATGCACCCCGTGCTGTTCAGGAGCTCGGGCGGCAACGGCGTGCACCTGTACCTGCTGTGGGACGCGCCGCAGGACGCCTACAGCGTGCGGATGTGGTTGCGCGGCGTGCTCGAGTCCGTGGGACTGAGCAGCGGCACGAAGGGCGTGAAGGAGGGCCAGGTCGAGGTCTTCCCCAAGCAGGACGAGGTGTCAGTGGATGGTTTCGGCAACCAGGCAATCCTGCCACTGGCGGGCAAGAGCGTGCCTCTGCAACTGGTGCGGGGTGACCTGGTATGACAGTGCAGATCCTGGTGGGTGACGTGCGTCAGACCCTGAGCACGCTGCCCGAGAAGAGTGTGCAGTGCTGCGTCACCAGTCCGCCCTACTTCGGCCTGCGCGACTATGGCGTGGACGGCCAGATCGGTCTGGAGCCGACACCCGACGAGTTCGTGGCGCAACTCGTGGCTGTGTTCCGCGAAGTGCGGCGCGTGCTGCGCGATGACGGCACGCTGTGGCTCAACTTGGGCGACAGCTATGCGAGCAGTCCGGCATCCGGCGGCGCACAGTCGTCAGCAATGACCGGAGGCGAACATAAGCGTACGCCGGTCGCGCGTGCCTACCGTCGCCCGGAAGGACTCAAGCCGAAAGACCTGATCGGCATCCCCTGGCGTGTCGCCTTCGCGCTGCAGGCGGATGGCTGGTACTTGCGCCAAGACATTATCTGGCACAAGCCGAACCCGATGCCGGAGAGCGTGCGCGATCGCTGCACGAAGGATCACGAGTATGTGTTCCTGCTGAGCAAGAGCGAGCGGTACTACTTCGACGGTGAGGCGATTAGGGAGCCGTGCAGCGAAGATATGCAGCGTCGCGCCGCCAAAGGGCACACCCGAGGGGCGGGCGGCAAGGTGGACAAGTCGCGGATGGACGCAAACACGTTGCGCGGCGAACACGCCAAGGTCATTGACGTAAGCAACGGCCGGAATAAGCGTTCCGTCTGGACTGTCACGACCAAGCCGTTCAAGGGCGCGCACTTCGCGACCTTCCCGCCCGACCTGATCCGGCCGTGCGTGCTCGCCGGCGCTCCGTTCGGTGGCGTGGTGCTGGATCCGTTCCTGGGGTCTGGCACCACCGCGGCGGTGGCCGTCAGCGAGGGCCGCCACGCCATCGGCTGCGAACTCAATCCTGAATACGTGACCTTGGCCCAGCAGCGCATCGCTGCAGCCGAAGCGGAGGTGCTGTGGTGATGCTCATTGACCTGCCCCGCGAGGCAATCATGCAACCCGGCTGGTGGGCGTCAAGCCCGCCAGTGCCCAAGTACGAGAGACCGCCTCGCCCACCTCGCGGTGATCGTCCAGTTGGAGCTTGGGTCAGTGCGCTGGATGCCTTGCTCAACGGTGTCGACGGTTCCGAGTCTCTTGGGTACGACGAGTGGTTTCGGGTGGTGTGTGGGATCCACCAGGAGACCGGTGGGTCGGACGATGGCCTCGCGATGGCGCAGGAGTGGTCCGCGCGATCCCCAAAGCACGACGAGGCGTTCCTCGAGGCCCGCGTGTGGCCGTACATCAAGTCCGGCGGTGGCATCACCGGCGGCACGATCATGAGCCTGGCAGCGCGGCTGCACGGGTGGACCGAGCCGCTGAGCGGCGATGACTTCGAAGTGGTGCAGGAGGCACGGTATGGATCTGTTGCTCGTGGTGCTCAAGTTGCTGTGGCTGGCCGGGGTGCTGATCTGGTCGGCAGTGGTGCTGACGCTGCTGACGCTGGCGTGGGTGCCCCTGGCGGGGCTGATGCAGGTGCTGGTGCGCCTGCGTCGCGCGTTGCGCAAGCCGCCGCAGCCCTAGCCCCCGTCGAGCGCCGCGGCGTGCCGGCCGCGCAGCACTTGTGCACCGACCAGGCGAACGCGAACAGGCTGGTCAAGGCCTACGGCTCCCGGGTGCTGGTGGCAGCCGGCAAGTGGCACGCGTGGGATGGCGTGCGCTGGCGCTGCGACGAGGCCGACATCTACCGGTACGCCTGCCGCCTGTCCCAGATCGTGAAGGATGAGGCCAAGGCGGCGCTGGCCAAGGCACGGTCCTCGAGCCTCGCCGGCCAAGCCGCCGAGCTTGCCGGGCTGAGCGAGGACGAGGCCGCGGGCATGGTCGAGCAGGGCGGCGTCAGCGACAAAGCAGCCGCGATCGCCGAGGCGCTGGAGAAGTGGTCCTTGAAGTGCGAGATGAAGGGCACGATCGAAGCCGCGATCGGCCTGGCCCGCAAGATGCTGGAGGTGGATGCCGATCTCCTGGACCGCGATCCCATGCTGCTGAACTGCCGCAACGGGGTGGTCGACCTGAGGACCGGGGTGCTGCGGGGCCACCGGGCGGACGACTACATCACCAAGCTGGCCGACGTCGAGTACGTGGGCTGTGAGAGGGGGGTGTGGAGCCAGCGGTGGGTGGATGCCGTGGCCCAGATCACGGGCGAGGCGCGCGTGGGTGAGTCTCAGCGGCACGTGGCCTCGTTCCTCCAGCGCTGGTTCGGCTACTGCGCCACGGGTGCCGTGCACGAGCAGGTGTTCGTCGTGCACTGGGGCGACGGCTCGAACGGCAAGTCCACGGTCATGGGCACCATGGCCCGCGTGCTCGGCGACTATGCCGGCACCGCCGCGCCGGGCCTCATGGCCTCGAGCGACAGATCCGAGCGCCACCCGACCGAGATCGCCGGCCTGCTGGGCAAGCGCATGGTGACCGCGCACGAGACGCGCGAGGGCGTCCAGCTGCGCGAGGACTTCGTGAAGCAGGCCACCGGCGACGACAAGATCACCGCGCGGTTCATGCGGGAGGACTTCTTCGAATTCACCCCCACCCACAAGCTGCAGCTGCTCACCAACGCGAAGCCGGTGATACGTGGACAGGACCACGGCATCTGGCGCCGCGTCAACCTGGTGGCGTACACCCAGCGCTTCGGCACGGCCGAGGAGGTGGCAGCCGGGACCGCTACGGCGCTCAAGGACATGGGGCTGGCCACGGCCCTGGCGGACGACGGGGAACTGTCGGGCGTGCTCGCGTGGGTGGTGGCGGGGGCGGTCGAGTGGCTGCGCGATGGCGGCCTGCGCGCCCCGGCGGCGGTGCTTGAGGCTTCTTTGGCCTACCGGCACGAGCAGGACCGGGTGCGCGAGTGGGTTTCCGAGTGCTGCGAGGTGGGCGAGGGGATGACAGATTACGTAACCGTGGGGATGGGAGGGCTGTACCCTAGTTACACGGGATGGTGCAAGGACGCCGGGTATCACGGGTTGGCGAGGGGGCGGTTCCTTCACGAGTTGCAGCGCGTGGTTCCCGGGATGCAGACCGCGAAAGTGAAAATTACTCCAAACGGGGGCGCAAGACGTAGCGTTTTGCAAGTTCAAGGGCTCAGACTGCTGCCGGAGGACTGAAAACGGGGGACAAACGTGTCCTCTGTCCTTAGTAAAACAGCGTTTTCCGGTTAATCCCCCCGCGAGCCTAAGAAGACTCCCCCCTTTTCGCACTACTTCAACCGGAAATCGCTGTTTTGTCGGGGACGGAGGTCCAGATTGGCCTCGCGGGAGGGGCCGAAAAAGTTACATAGCCGAGCGGAGTGTGGGGGTTTTCACCATCCCTTCCACAGCACGAGGAGAAGCCCAGCGATGCAGAGCCATCCGACCACGCGATGCGGGTCGACCCCCCGGCGGCGCCTGTATGGGCCTTGGAACGTGGTCTGGCGGGCCGGCGGGCGGCAATCGAAGGCTTCGGCCATGCTGCGTGCGTGGCGGCGCGTGGTGGGGGTTCCTTGGGTCACTTGGCGGTCTCCAGCAGGATCGCGCACGCTTCGTCCAGCGCGGGCAGGGTGGCGGGGGTGACAGGGCACACGTCGGCCAGGCGCTCGAGCGCGGCCCGCAGGCGCGTGTGGGCGGACTCAAGGTCTACGATGCGGTGCAGCGCGGTGCCGAGCTCGGCATGCACGGGGGCAAGCCCGTAGTTGGCATGGGCGGTCGGGGTCATGTCAGTCCTCCGAACCGAAAGCCGGCACTACGTGACCGGCCAACATGATGGCGGCCACGTACGCGTTGCCGTGGGGGGTGTTGCCGTGCGTGGCCTCGACGGCCGCAACGAACGCGTCACGAGACCCGAAGAAACACCCGGTTTTGTACGAGATGCCGAGTTTCGAGTCACGGCATACGGTCAACGTGGCTTTGCGCGATCCGAGGGGCCCTATGGCGAGGCAATGCTCAGGCGCGGACACCCGCGCGTTGCCAGACACCTGCGCGTTGCCGTACACCTGCGCGTTGCCGTACACCTGCGCGTTGCCGCGCACCCACGCGTCGCCGTACACCCACGCGTCGCCGTGCACCCACGCGTCGCCGTACACCTGCGCGTTGCCGCGCACCTGCGCGTTGCCGTACACCTGCGCGTTGCCGTACACCTGCGCGTTGCCGCGCACCCACGCGTCGCCGTACACCC